GGCCATCGGTGCAGAGCTGGTTTCACGCATCTGCGCTTTCAGCTCTTCGTTGGATGTAATGTTGCCCTGCTGGAATGGGATGAACAACTCAGGCCCGCGTTCGCCCACGATGTAAGGCTGGTTTGCGTTGACGGGGCCGCCGTTTGCACGGCCGTCCATGTACTTACTTATTTCAGTCAGACGTAAACCGCCAATATCAGGTGGTGCTGACCCTAAATCGCTGCCTCCCCCGCTTAAACCTGCAAACGCCCTGGCAATGCCGATTGCGACGTAGGTGGCAATCATTTTGGTAGCTTCTTGAATAAGTATCTGCCCGATGTTTTTTAAGAAGTCAGCAAACACTTCTTCAGCTGTGGTTGTACCTTCGATCAAACCAGCAATACCACTTGAGAGCGCGTTGCCTACTGCATCTCCGATGCTCTGGGCGACACGAATAGCAGTTCCCTCGAGATCCTCGAGCTCGCGCTTAGCGTTGCCTATGAAGCTTGCAATGCGGGTGCCAGGCTCGGTGACTGCCCGCGCCCGGGCGTCTACAGCCGCAGCTAGCCCGGCTCCGGCCTCGGGGGCTCCTTGCAACTGTTTGCGGAGCTTTTCGATCTGGGCCCGCGCGTCATCAAGCTGCTCTTGCAGATCGGCTTTGTCTGCATCTGCTGCGCCTGCGATTTGTTGCTGTAGGCGATCACGCAATTCAATTTGTGTGTTTAGTTGTTCGTTCAGCTCAGTGGTGATGCGTTTTACCTCGCGCTGGATGTCCAGCTTTGCGACTTCAGCAGCAATGAACTCTGGGGCTACGCCCTCAGCCTCGAGGCTGTTACGCAATCTGAGCGCTTCAATGTCTCTGTAGATGTCGCGCGCTTGTGAGCGCATCTGCGCAAGCTGTGCTGTCGCTTGTTCTGTGGTAAGTATATTGCGCTTAAGCTGTGCTTCTCTATCTATGTTGTTTAAGTACAATTGGTGTTTAGCTTGTATGTCCCCCAGTAGCTTTGCCCGTTCCGCGTCTGAAAGATTTGTTTGCTTAGCAATGCCCTGTTGAATTTGCTGTAGCTCGCGGCTAGCTACAGCCATTTGTGTCAATCGTGTGACCTCAACAGCGGAACGCTCTGGGTTGAAAGCTTCGGCGCTGCTGTTTGCAATCGCGTCATAGTTGTAACCGAGCTCGGTGAGGCGATTTTCGTATTGTTCGAGCTGAGCTTGTGGGAACGCAGCTTTAGCGATGCGTTCAAATGCAGCTACGCGCTCTTCCTCGGTTAGTGCTGCACTTACTTTGTCGACCTCGGCAAACAGGGACTTCAGGCGTTCTTGCAGACCCGCAAGGGTGTCGGCTCCAGCGCTGATGTCGGCAAGCGATCCAGTGTCGAGTCTCGGTGGAACGGGAGCTTGAGGTGCCTGCGGCGGAGCTGTGGCACCTTCGGGCATCGTGTTGGGAATGCTGCCCATGCGGGTCACGATGTCGGTGGCGTAAGCAGAGATGGAGGGATACTCATTACCGTTCGAGTACTGCGGCCGGGTGCTGGACTCGAGGTTGGGATTGCCGGAATACCACTGAGCAGCAACACGGCGTGCGGCCATCTCGTCGCTGTAGCCGGCGTTGATCTGCTCAAAGAGCATGTCTTTGACGCGGCCTGATACGACAGCGTCCTGAGCTTTGCGGTGGTAGCGGTACTGCTCTGGTGTGAGGCGCTGGTTGTAATACTTTTGGGTCCAGGGGCCTACGTTGGCTGGCATCACCTGACCAATACCGATAGCCCCACTGTCAGGATTAACAGCCGTGTAGTCCCCACCGGATTCCTTTGCGACAATCGCGCCGATCAAGCGGCCTGAGAGGGAGTCATCGAAGTTGCCGGCGCGTCTACCAGCGGAGCGAGACCGAGCCTCGGCTTCTTCTTTGGCTTTTTGGACACGGTAGTCCGCAACTTTGGTTTCGTATTCACCGATGCGTTTTTTCAGCTCGGTGATTTTCTTTTCGGTCTCGTAGCGGTAGTCGGCGACTTCTTTGTCGAGGTTGGCGACGGTGACGGCCAGCTCTTTTTTCTTGGCTTCAATGTCGAGTTCCCCGCGCTCGCGCACAGAAAGGTAGTTGTTAAGCGCTTCGAGTGCGGCAGCTGACGCACCTTCTTCGCCCTCGATGAGCTTGGCGTTTGCTCGCTCCATCTGTCGGATGCGAAGCTCTCCGGCGGCGCGAAACAGCTCGATTTCTTTCTGTGTGAGCTGCTGACGCTTACGGAAAAGGGTGTCGGCTTGTTGGCGCTGAAGTTGGCCGATTTCTTTTTCGAGACTTGTACGGTTCTGTTGCTGCGTTTTGATTATGTCTTTGTCGCGTTCTGCCTGTAATACAGCCAGTGCCTCTACTTGCTTTTTGCGCTCTTCTAAGAGCGCTTCTTCTAGCTGTTTAATGCGCTGTTCACTCCGCCCCTCTCCAGTGAGAGTCATGGGACGGGCGTCTGCTATAGGTAGCTGCTCCCTGAGTTTTTTAAGCTTTTGGGTTAATTCTGCTATTCGTTCTGTGGCTTTTGCGTATTTATTGTCTGCGGCAGCAAGCGCGACATCTTTTAGCTTTTGCTCGGCTACGGTGAGCTCTCGACTGAGGCCTCTTACAGAGCTGACATAATTATTTATTACTTGTGTGTCTCTTAACTCTTGGCGCGCTTCTTCTGTGGCACGTTTCCACCTGCCATAAATATCAACTAACAGCGTTATACCTAATGTTACGCCAATAATTACAGCATTAGCTTTGATTAAGTTAAGAGCGAATGCACCTACAGAACGACCTAAGGTGCGCAGACTGCTACCTAAACTTCTAAACTTGTAAGCTAACCCTTTTGCACTACGTCCTGCTTTGTTGAGATTGGTTTCTAAAACTTCTATTTGTTTTACAGTTTTAGGATCTGCACCTTGCGCAAGCATAAAAGCTTTTAAGGATGCCGCTGTTTTACTGAGTAGTATAAGTAGAGCACCTAATGACGTAGATATTGATTTAATTACGCCTTGTATTATGAGACCGCCAGCTTTAACTTTGGCTACTATAGCTTTCCAACCGACAGTCCATAGTGTGAGTTGGGTAACAATAGCCGCGATAGCTATGACACCAGAGGCTTTAAGTACTGCGAACGTTATAGCAACTTGACTAAAAAACTGCACAATAGGCAATCGTAAAATGTCAGCCCATCCTTTTAGGATTTTGGTTAGAGCTACTACGATAGGTGTTAAGCCCTGAGCTAATGTAGCAACAGCACTTATTAGTGATTCAAAAGATAATAATTTGAGTTGGATAAACGCATCAAGTAACTCTCTGAACGCTTTTACTGTGGATGCTGACATAGCAGTAATGGAGCCGAACAGCTCTCGAATAGCTGCGCCTGCCCTTGTCAGAGTTCCATTAACCAGGTCGCGTATACCACTAATATCTTGTTTTAGCGTTTGAAAAACAGCAGGAGTTTGTTTTTTAATCGTATCAAGTACAGGGATCTCCCCTCTATTTCCGAACTGGAACGCGCTAACTATGCGAGCACCCGCATCAGCAAAAAGGCGACCTATAGAGTTGCCGATCTCGGTAAGTAGATCTTTTGACGTAAACAGAACGTCATACAGGGCCGTGCTAGCTGCGATGATCGGAGCTAGTAAAGGTTCGCCTATAGCCTGTGATATAAGTTCACTGATGTCTCGGATATTAGATAATACCCCTGCAAGCCCTTTAGCTGCAATTTCTTGGCCTGCAACAGCAGCAGCTAATCGCTTCTCTAGGAACCCTACAACGCCCTCAGTGCTTGATTTGGCTTTCGCAATATCTTCATTAGTGATACCTAGCGCTTTTGCTAGGTAAGAATCCATCGTTATGTCGCCGCGCAAAATTGAACCGATCTCTTGACGAGCCTGATACAACGGGATACCAAATGTCCCAAGTGCAGCACTGAATTGTATTGCTAAATCTTCCGCGTCTTTTAAGTTTCCGTTTATTTGGCTGATCTGCGATGCGACCATCCCAAACACTTCTACTACATCATTAGAAGTGACACCTGCAAGATCAATAGAGCGAATACGAATGCTTTCAACACGATCGCCTATCTCACCCTGTAGCGTTTTAATTTTTTCTAGTGGATCTATAATTTCTTGATTATTTTTGAAAACACGCGCAGTAGAAGCGAGCGTTGTCTGAGTCTTTAGTAGCGTCTCTTGAAAGCGTGCTGCACGTCCAACGGTCTCGGAGAAAACTCCTCCGAACGCTGACTTTAATAATGCTGTGGACTCACGTACCGCATATATTGTTAATCCTAATTTTGCAAAAGTAGTTATGACATCGTTAGTTGTGGAAGCTGTGGTCCGTAGCGCTCGTGAGAGTATAGAGCCCGCACCTGCGGCTTCTTTTAACCCTGTGGCTGCACTAGGTGCAGATTTAGCTAGTTCGGCCGTGCTTTTAGCTAGATTCTCATAAGACTGAACTTTTTGGCCTAGTACGGGTATCTTTTTGCTTACATCGTAAAAACTTCTTATGTTATTTGTAGCTTCTTTAATACTAGCCTTTAGACTTGAAAAGTTTTTGTTTAATGTGCTTACGTCAATGTGAAGCTTACGCGCTTTTGTAGCACTATCCGCTGCTTTATCTACCTGCTGAAGTTTGCGCTCAGCGGCCTGAGTTTCGGCTATTACGTTGAGCCTGAAATCAGACACGGGCAGATATGCGCTACTCGTATATTACGACTGGTCTAAGGCTTCGGTAGCTAGTACAGCGTAGACATGCAGCGGGATGCGGCGCGTGCGCACGAGCTCGGAGAGGATGAACTTCGTTGGAGCATCCGGACCATCCGAAGGTGCGGCCTCAGGCTTCCAATCCGGGTAGGGGAGGAACTCCCGAGGTTGAATCTTTGGTGCTGGGCGCTTCGAGCCGGAGAAACCGTGCGCGATCTGGATCACCGCCGTGGCCAAGCGCGCTGTAGCTGCGGACTCGACGTTGGCGCGACTCTTTTCGTAGTCATCGATCTGGCGAAGCAGCCAGCGGATCGTGCTTATCGGCGTGCGGAGGAAGCGCTCGGGGGTGAAATCGCTTCCTACCGCAGAGGCGCGTATGCGGAAATAGACCGCGTCCCAGTCCGCGAGGGGTGCGCGTAGCACCTCCTCCGCACGCTTCAGGAGTTGCTCGGGGGTGGGCTGGCTTCGGGCTCCTCCTCTTGGTCGTTTCCCTCCGCAGAAGGCCAGCCGTCACGCTCCCAGGTAAGGAGCTGAAAGATCTGCTCCATCACGCGTGTCGGGATGGCCTCGGTGTCGGCCTCGGTCCAGTCTTCGAGTTTCTGCCAGTCCTTGGAGCGAGGGAGCTTTGCTTCTCCGCGGTACTGCATGAAGAGTGTGACAAAAGCAATCTGCTGCTCAATGGCACCAATGCCGGCGCTTTGCAGTTCCTCTAAGTCTGCGGCGTAGTCGTAGAGCAGCTGTTCGTTGTCCTCGGCAGCGTTGCTCAGGAGATCCACTGCTTCTTTGGTGCTGATGCCTTTATCTTTGGCGATGCGTTGCGCGAGCTTGATAGAGCGAAACGTGGATTTTGACTGCTGGCGGCTTACAGCTTCAATGCCTTTGGCTTCCCCGGGCACAAGGTCGTTGTACACCGGAAACCGAAAAGGTCCAATTTCGTGGTACTTATCAGGTGAGAAGAGCAGCGAAGCGTACTTAGACATCTTCAAGAGGGAGATCGATGGACCAGGACCTGAAGGGCTCGGGTTGATTGACGAGCTCGTCGGGTAGTTCAACCATCACGCTAGCTGCTTCATACGCTAGGCGTATAGATTTAAACGGGATCAGGGGCTCCAAGTACAAGGCGCCGCAGTGCAAAGTGTCGCCTTGTACTTGGCAGTTCACTGCATACACCATGTGCGCAGCGTCCATCAATAGATCGTGTTGCATGGCTGTGAGTACAAAAAAGCCCCGCGGGGGCGGGGCTGGGGTGTTGGCTCGTTTTCAGTCTGACCGTCAGGCGGTCTTGAAGAGGGTCTCGAAGCCTTGCAGCGGGAACAACACGCCGGAAGCGGAAGGGTTGCCGCTGCCGTCGAGGGCCTGCTTGATAGCGCCGTCTGCCACGCGAAGGCGGTAGATGGTGTCAGCGGTGAGGTTCGCGCTCGGGTTGATAGTGACCACGTTGGTGGCCAGGGAAACTGCAGCGTCGACTGCAGCACCGGTGGAAGCGACCTCGAGGCGGAAGCCACTGCCGTCTGTTTGACCGAGGGCGAGCTGGGTCAAAGCGACAGCGCCGTCGCTGGTATAGGTGACGGTGATGTCGTTGCTGACCACGACAGAATCGGCGTTGTCAGCGGGGACGACAGCGTACCGGCGGTCTCCAGAGGAGGGAGCGGTGAACAGGAGGCTCGACTGCACACCACCGAAGGACAGGGCAGTAGCGCCGGCGTCGTAGCGGCCGAAGACGGGACGTCCTCGGGACATCAGGTCGAAGGACACTTCGGTGAGGCCTTCGGCGGTGATGTTCTCGTTGTAGTTCATCACGACGGCGTTGAAGCCAGTGAAGTCGTAGATGTAATTGCCGGTGCTGCCGTCAGCCTGGCCGAGCTCTTTAAGGAACTCGACGTAGATCTCGTAGTCCTTGTTGTAGCGAGCCTTTTCGATGAGGGAGAAGCCCTCTTCGTAGTTGCCACGGAACTGAGGGCAGTTCTGGCCAGCGGGGATTGCGGTGTCCTTGAGGAAGTAGGCGGTCACCGAGGCTTGCACGGTGGAGCCGGTGATCAGCGAATCACCCCAGCCATCGTCACCAAGAAGGCGGAACTCCTGATTGGTGTCGTTGATGGCGAAGGTGGTGTTGCTCACACCCTGCAATTCGACGTAGCTGGAGCCAGCGTCGAGGGTGGGAAGCGTGATCAGGCCGGCGGTGTCGCGGGTAGCGAAATAGCGGCAGGGCGGGGTCAGGTCCACGGCGCGGACGAGGGTCCGGTGAGCCTTGTGGAACGACAGCCCGATGGCATAGTCAGCCATGGTTGGGACTCCTTAGGGGATCGGGGGGTTCAAAACGGGGCCCAGGATGGGAACCGTCAAGGCCTCGTAGGTGGCCTCAGTCCGGGGTGTGTAGGTAGCACTGACCCGGGGGAAGGTGCGTGCCAGTCGACGGCTGATGTCAAGCAGCGTGAGTGGCATGCGGGTGCCCTCACGGGTGCCGTAGTTCGTGAAACGAACTGGCCAGCGCTCGAAGGACACAACGGCTCCGACGGAGCCGGGTGAGACAATCTCGGGGACATCGGTGATGGTGCACTCGATGCCGGTTACAGCCCAATTGGATGGGACCATGGCTTCACCGACGACGTAGACCGCGGGGATGCGGGTGTCATTGGGGGGCACGGTGTAGTAACCGGGCCAGCTGGCTTCTGGTTTGAGCGTGGTGCCGTCGACCTCGTAGAGGTCGAGGATGTAACGCTCAATGGTGGTGCGTAGGGAACGCACCTGAGGGCAGCTGGTCGAGATCGTCATGACTGCTCAGCGCGGAGGGCGGTGCGCAGAAAACGGTCGAACTGGGCTGGGGCGTCCTCGAGAGGAGCTTTTGTCCAGGGGCGACCGGGGAAGCGGAGGCCAGAAAGGGCAACTCCGCCTTCATGGACTTGGGCGGCGTACTCCACGGGCCAGGTGAATGTGATCGAGCCGTCGGGATTGACGACGCGCGTCTGGCTGGCGCGAAGGCGGCCGGTGTCCACGATGTCCCGCACTTGTGGCGGGGTGGGGTAGTCCCACTTCGCCGCGGAGATTTCCTCGGTGAAGCGGGTGTCGAGCCAGCTTGCGAGCTGCTTGGTCGCCTTGGCGGTGGCAGCACGGAGCTGGTTGTTCAGAGGGCGCTTAGCCATTGCCGGGTCCTCCAATGACGCGGAACGTGCCTTGGATGGATTGTCGGATGTCGCGGTAGGCCGCGACGTCCATAGCGAGGTCGAAAACGAGCTCGAAACGGCCGTGGTAGCCATTGATGATGGCGTCCGCCTGACTTCCGTTTGTGATTCGGGTGTCCAGGCGGTCGGGGCTTAGCAGGCGCCCTGTGCAGCGGTAGCTCGAGTTGTCAGCACCGGGCTGTCCATCCCACGAGGGAGCCTCGAGGTTGAGGGCAGCTAGGTATTCGACGGTTTCGGCGGTCTGCACAGTGTTGCCCGTGTCGCTGTCGGTGGTCAAGGACGCACTACCGACCTCGAAAGCCAGCTGGGCGTTGCCCCAGGGGGCGTAGTTGGCGATCGTGGTAGCGGAAATGGCCATGGCTACAGCGCGAATCCGGAGAGAGCAAGGTTGCCTTGGAGGCGCTCGTACTCTTGGCCGTAAAGGCTGGCGGTCAAGCCGGTGCCGAGAGGCTGGCCGGATTGGCTGCCGACCTGTAGGCCGATTTGCATGACACGGGTGGAGAGGATGTGAGCAGCGAGAGTGCTCACCGCCTCGGTGTGGACATCGCCCCATTGGGCCGCAGGGGTGGAGCGGCCGGCCTCCGTGAGTGCGCCTTCGACAACGGGGAGAGCAAGCTCACCGAACTCGGGGTAGCGCGTTAAGAACTCAGTGGAGGTGGGAACTGTCATCAGCCGTTGCCCTCAGTGATGGCAGTCATGCGCTTGCTGATTGCGTTGCGCACGCGAATGCGCTGCTCACCGTTCTCCCAGCTTTTGAGCTGAGCGACGTCGAAGCTGTCTTCTACCAGCCGCATGGCCTGGGTTACAGGCATGTCGGAGATGGAATCCACGTCAGAAGCTGCTGCGGGATCAGGCACGAGAGCCTGATCTTCGTCCTCGGTGCGGAGAGCGCCAAGTTTCAGCAGGTTCTTGACGACGTCGTAGTTCTTGATCTGTTCCCAGACGCTCTCGGGGAAATCGCGGTTGACACCGGACTTCACTTTGATGCTCGAGGGCTGTCCCTTTTCTTGAACGAAAGAGAAGCCGATCGTGCACTCGGGGTCCATTGGAGGACTTTCGAGGTCGGGGCGATAAACGAGAATCATGATCAGAAAGGTGAGTGAGCCAACAAAGCAAGCGCAGGCCTAATCAGGCCTTTTCGAGCACAATGGCGCTCTTGGGGTAGTAGAGCGCGAGGCCGCCGATCCGCGCATGCGAGGCGACAGTGAACTCAAGCTCTTGACGCACAGGCGGGAAGAACTCGAGGGGCTGCGGGACGTGCAGCTGCAGCTTGTCGGGGCTGCGGTCGTAGCAGATCACACGGTCCTTGGAAAGGGCGCCACCGGACTTGGAGGCCTCGAGCTCGTTGATGGGCTCGATGGCGGTGATCATCGGGTTGGTGCGCAGGAAGAACTCCATCACCGTGGTGTCGGAGGTGGTGCTGCGCGGAGTGGTGGAGATGACGCGATACACGTTGTAGGGAACGAGCATCGTGTTGGGCATCTCCTTCATGTTGCTGTTCTCGACGATCCGGGTTGCCGGCTCGTTGAGAAGCTGCAGCATCTCATCGGTGGTGATGTCGGAGGTGTCGAACCAGTGGTCCGGCACCAGCTTGTCCACCTGGTTGTTGTTGAAGAAGCCCTTCATGCCGGAGGGGGCATCGCCGAAGTAGGCGATTTCCTGCACTTTCTCTTCGTAGGCGCGGCGCACGGCGTTAGCGCGGCGCTGCTCCAGATTCATGCCGGGCACCATGGCGGCGGCACGGGTTTCCTGGACGGTGTAGGCGAAGGACGCGCCGATGGAACGGACCGGGTGGGTCACTTCCTTGCGGAGCACGTCAGCGCGGGGCAGATCCTGCGCTTTGTCACCGATGACCTTCATCGAGCCTTGCTTGTCGAAGACGCGATAGGTGAAGGAATCGGCGCCATTACCGACCTCGGAAGAGACGGGGATGACGGTGCTGTACTTGATGTCGGCATACTCGACCTCGAAAGCGCGCTGGAGGATGGTCTCCAGCTCGCGAGCAAGGAACAAGCCGACCGTGTCGTTACGGATTTCGGTGGTCATGGGAGGGGGCTCCGGGATCAGGTATCGGCGGTGAAGGTGATCCCCGGGATGTCGATCTCGAGGAGCGCCAGCCCAGCGGCACTGGTTTCAGACAGCCAGCGAGCGCCGCCCGTGAGGGCGAAGGTCTTGTTGGCTACTGCGGTCTTGGTGAAGCGACCCACGTAAGCACCGTCGACGGTGCCGGAGTGGTCGACGCCGAAGAACCGCACGTCGTCACCGAGGGCGATAGCGGCGGTGGTGTAGACCCAGATGACGCCTTTGGAAAGGACGTTGACGGTCTGCGTATCGGGGTAGCCCACGCGAGCGGAGCCATCACCGATGATGTTGGTGGGGTTGGGGGTATAGGCGGAAGAGCCGGCAACGCCCTCGAAGGTCAGGCCGTCGACGGCCATGCCCACAACACCGGTGCCGCTGGTAGCCAGCAGAACAGCGAAGGGGTCGTTCGAGCTCGGGGAGTTGTCGGTGGCAACCAGCGAGCCGAAGGGGATCGCGGCGCCGGACTGGTTGTAGTAGCTGCGGGACACGTAGGCCTGCAGGTCAGCAATCATGCCCTCGTGACCAACGGTCAGCTCCAGGGGGTAGCTGCCTTGGGCACCAGTCGGATTGGTGACGGTGGTGGGGGTGAAAGAAACGGCCATGGGGGTAACTCCTTACTTGGTGGCGGTGAGGGGACGTTTCCAAGCCTCAGCCGTGCGGCTGCGGTATGCAGCGACGGGGCTGTCGTTGGAGCGGCCGGCTCCTTTCAGGGCGTCACGCAGGGTGGCGCTGCTGTCAGAGCGGTCGGAATCGGCGTCCTCGTGGGTTTCGCCGTCCTCGGTGTCGATTTCTTCGCCATCCTCGGTGTCCTCGTCGCCTTCGTCGCTTTCGGCGTCGACGCGAGCAGCGAGGATGCCTTCAACCACGCCTTGGATGTAGGCGGGTTCGGCGTCTTCGCGAGGGGCGGAACCGGTGAGGTTCTCGAAGGCCTGGACGTACAGGGAAGCGTCGTCGATTCCGTCGAACTTGAAGTCCTCGGTGAATGCGGGCGCGAGGCGCTGCAGGGTGGCGAGACGCTCAGAGACGAGCTGATCGAGCTCAGCGGTGTCGATGCGCGGTTCGCCGGAAGCAGCAAGCTGCTCCTCGAGGGCGTCGGCGCGACCTTCAGCCGCTTCTTTGTCAAAGGCCAGAGTGTCGAAGTCGGCCTGCAGAGAGTCGAGCTTGGTGGCAAGCTCGTCGCGCTCGGTGGTGAGTGCTTGCAGTTGACGCCCCATGTCCCGGGAGTAGGACTGGACCGCGCTGGCTGCTTCTGCGGGCAGATCGATCTCCAGGCCGTCGAGTTTGACGGTTGCCATAACGGGAGATGCAGTTGAACTGGACTGGGGCGCCATTTCGTACTCGGAGGGGGCGGCTACAGCATCAGCTGCGTCCATCCGATCGAGCAAGAGTCGAACCTCCGGGCCAGCCCGGCCGCGGGGGACGATGGCGATGTGATTCACCCGGATATTGCGTTGGATACCGGCGTAATCTTCGCCCTCGGGTGTTACTCCGGGGGTGGGGTCGAAGTCGACCTTGTAGCCGGCAGATACCTCGGTGGCATCTTTGCGCTTGATCTTCTCGATTGCTTCGGAGTCAGTGACTACGAGAGCGACTTCGACAAAACCATCGGTGTAGCGGACTTGGCTACCGGAGTAGCCAACCTGGTACTGCTTGGTGTTGTCGGCGTCGAGAAGAACAGGTGGGTGACCCCACGTTGCGGGTTTCATCCCGAACGTGGATAGCGAGTCCGGATTACTGACCTCTTCGGGAGGACGATATTCGCGGACTTGGGAACCATCAGCACGGCGGTAAAGCTGCGTACCCGAGCGGGCAGCGCGGCACCAAACCCGGAGGTAACCTTCGGGGGTGGTTTCGCTGCCTGTGATGGGCGCGAAGTCGTACCTCGTTACTGATGTTTCCATAGTCAAATATTACCTGTTGGAGTGAGATTTGGTAGCTTTATACGCAGAGCGGCTATGACACTTGGCAATTCACAGACAGCTGATGTTGTGCCGGCGAATTAGAGCGCTGAGGGACTATCACAAGCTGACGCAGTTTGAAGTTGCAGAGAAACTGGGGATCAGTCAGGCTGCGTATTCAAGGCTAGAAAAAGGTGAAGTTGAGGTGTCGGTTATGAAACTAATAGCTTTGTGCGAAATTTATGACGTTAGATTGCAGGAGTTAGTGCGGGACATTTAGGCTACTTCTAGCCAAGAAAGTTCCAGAAACAGTTTAGCATCATCATTTGTAGGTGTTGCAGCTATTAAAAGCACGTCGCTGGTTCCGTCAATTGCTCGGCCAAGCTGGAAGTTGAAGTCGTTGATACCACCGAGGGCGAGAGACGATGAACTCGTGAGGTAGCCGCTTGTAATTTCAGTCCCGCCGACGTAGCTGGAAATGCCTGTGTTGTACTGTACAACGTTGTTGAAATGCGTTGTCCACGTACCACCTGTAGTTGAGGTTGGATTTAATAGCAAATGATACTGCACAATATCTAATTTATTGTTAGTCGTCTGTTCAATAGCTGCGCTTATATCAGATGGGATAACTACGCTATCGATACGTGTTGTGTTTAGTCGTATAGCCAGTATCGGATATGTAGTGCCAGCAGTTGTGAGTGTTACTGGGGTAGAACCTGTAGCTACGTTGTAGCGATTACTGAAGCCCTGGTAGCCGCCCTCGGACGCGATGGTCGCACAGATTTGCTTGGCGGTGGCTTCGGCAGCGATGGTGTCTGTGTTTTCGATCTCCTGCCGTAGCGGGAGGATTGCAGTGGTCATGTATGTAGTGCTGTTGACGTTGCCCTCGTGGAAGGTGTGAGCGATGATCAGTCTTCCTTCGGCAATGAAACCACAGCGGACGTCACCTACGCCTAGCCACTCGAGGTCGAACCATAGAATTTGGGCTTTTGAGAGGTCCAAAGTGCGGCCTGATTGGCCAGTGCCATCAAACTTGTCGTCGTTCCAGTCAGCTTGGGCGACGCGCGTGTTTACGACGCTGCCGCTGGTGTTGCTGCGCCGTACGAAGTAGACGGTGTCGTCTTCCTGCTCGAGGTAGATGCCGTTCTCGGTGCTGAAATAGCCGATGCGTTGGCGGAGGTTGGTTTGTGCTGCTGCGAAAACGAAGGAGGTCATCACCAGCAACGATTTGCCGGGCTGGTAGGGGAAGACGCGCTTGGTTTCGCGGTAGACGTAGGCGCCAGATGTGACGGGGACGGTGAGATTTACACAGCTTTCGTTGGCGACGTATGTCTTAGCGCCGCCGGCGTTTACAGCTGTGTCCCACTTGTCGTTCTCCTGATAGCGGTGCTGGCTATCGAAGAGAGTGAACGGGCTACTCGTGCGTAGTCGACCGAAAGCATCGCCGCTGGTACCACTATTAGCGAGAACTGTTACTGGAAATTCAGTATCGTTACGGACATAAACGAGTTCGTAGCGGTCATTATTAACAATGCGTTGGCCCATGAGTTGTAAAAGCTAATGGTATAAGCCTAGAGACAGAAGCCCGCAGCCCACACTGAGTCACGCTTGAGGCGAGCTTGTTTGCCGTGACCATTTCGAGCTCGATTGGTGGAGGGGTCCTCGAGGACGGTTTTTCCGGCCTCGGTGTGGGAGACGTCGGGGCCGCCTTTGCCGTCGATGCCACGACGGCGGCGGTTGATCTCGGCCTGGGCGCGTTGGCGCTTGGCTCGGGCTTCGGGGTGAGTGCGGTAGTAGGCGGCGGTGCGGGAGCTCATGGAAGCAAAACGCCCGGCGTGAGGCCGTCACGGCGAGAGGTCTTGCCGGAGCATTTCCACTTCGCCCTCGAGAGGCACAGTGGGGTGTTGCGATCTTTGCCGGAGCAGTCTTTGCCGTGGGACTTCATGTCACCGAAGCTGCGGGCGCAGTAGCGGTCACCTTTGTCGGTGCCGGGGGCGATTTTGTAACCCTTGGCGCCGTAGCGGACGGTGCGGGTGCGGCCGGTCTTGGGGTCGCGGACCTTCTTGCTGTACTTCTTGCCGTCCTCGGTGTCGAAACCGGTGGCCCAGAGATCTGTTTTGGAACTCACCATGACTGGCCCACCGGTGCGCTCTTTGCGAGGGTCCTTACGACGCTTGCGTGCCACCAGGCGACGGCGTTCAGTAGAAGACAGCGCCGCGGCTTTTGCAGCTGGGAGGCATTTGGGCTTGCCCTCGCCCTCGGAACGGTCCCCGCAGGGCCCGAGGATGCGGCCAGTGCTGCTCATGCGGACCCACTTTTCTTTGAACCATTTGTCTAGGGAGTCTGTGCGGAACTTTCCGCCGCGTTCTTTGTATTCGCGCACCATCCAAGCGTTGGCATACGCACTCGGGTAGATCTTGAATTTGCGTTTGGCTTCTGCTTTGACAGCGGCGTGCAGCTTTTTGTTTACAAATACAGTTTTGCCTGCAGCGTCTTGGCGGCCGAAGCCGCGAGGCTTGCGCCGGCGGCGGCTTACGGGAGCCTTGATGGTGGTGGGCATCAGGTCGGGGAACGCCATCAAAGCGAGCGGGGTGAGCAGTTCGCTCTCGGGGAGACGCTTCTGGTCAGGGCGCCGGTAGCCTGGCTCAAAGCGGCGGCGGGCGGCTTCGGTGCGGAGGCGCACTTCGCGTGTGGTGGTTTTGGCGACGTTGCCGGCAGCTTCACCGGCGGCGGCCATGGTGTTGCCTATCTGGCCGATGCGGCGCACCTCTTCACGAGCGGTCTGGGCGATCTTCTGCTCCGCTGTGCGCATGGAGGCGGCGGTGTTCTCGCGCATGCGCTGCGTTTTGGACTTGCGCTTGCGCGCGGGCATCAGCAGAGCGCGGGGGGTAATGCCAGGGAGCAGCGGCATGTCGGGATCGCGCGAGCCGGGTAGGCGAGGCAGGGTCGTGCCTTTGACTGGTTGGATTCGTGTGCGGCGGCGGGAGTAGGCGAGTGCACCGGCGCCGAGGGCTGCCGCGGTGAGGCCAGTGGCTACGGCGGTGCGGGTGGGGAAGCCGCTGGCCTTCTTGTGGCAGGTCCGGCCTCGGGGGATGTGGCTCTCGCCGCAGGGGATGCCTGCATCGGTGCGCCCACGAGAACGGCTACCGTACTGCTTGTAGAAATCGTCAACAATGTTTTGAAGATCAGATTCAAACTTGTTTTTATCTTTACTTGCCTTAAACGCACGCTGAATGTCAGCTGAAGTGAGCTTGCCGACATTTTTACCAATTGCAGAGCGTATGCGTGATTCAGCTACGCGATAACCTGCGGGGTCAGCTGTGCGCAAGTTGTACCCCATACCACCACTTTGTTGCAGCCCGGTGCGAGGCGGGTTCATTAGACGGACAAACTCGGATGCGACGGAGGCCCCGCCACGGTCAGACGTGCCGAAATCGATGAACTGGGCTCCCTCTTTACTAATGAAGATGTTTCCGGGGTGTAAATCATTATGTGACATACCCAGAGTATGCATGCGCCCCATCGTGTTAATAATGCGGTCCTTATTGCTTGCACTGATTTCAGTACCTTTGGTAAAACCGCGCCATCGAAGAGCCGCAATCTTTTTGAACGCACCGACAGGATCGCGCTGTATCTGTTCTTGGAGCTTGGGAGCCTGACGAAGCAGTGCATCCTGGCTCGTTAAAGGACGACCTTTGGCGACCTCAGTCACCAAGACGTTGGCCTTTTGGGGGCCAAACATACCCACACGGTTCACGGTGCCAGCTGCTACAACTTTAGGGCCAATTCCGTTTTGCCCAGCTAAAGAAGCACCCTGTACCTCGTTAGTCTGCAGAGCACCTTGCCCACGAATAAGGGCCTTAGCTGTGGCTTGCGAAATAACACCCTGCTGCGCCATTGCTTCGATTTGTGAAGACCCTGCCAAACCTTTTTTGCCAAAAGATTTTACTACAACATCTTTATCATTGTACTTACCAAAACGCACATCGCCAAACAAAGAAGGTGCTGCTAACTTACGTGCGGGAGTAAGCTTGTCTAGCACACTCTTTGGGTCTCCTACTTGTTTATTAAATGCTGTATAGCGTTGTGCAGGGTCAAATTTTTCTCCGTATGCCTGACGTATGTTTTTTAGCTGATAAAGACTACCAGCAGCGAGTCCAGCATAAGCTGCAACTACAGCTACTTGGGCCTTAGTAAGTCCTTGTTTCTGTAATGCTTTAGCGGAACTTTTTTTAACCGTAGGCTCCTTCGGCTTGACTCTGGTAGCAGGCCCTTTGGTGCACTTCTCACCCTCGGATATGGCGCCTTTGCCACATTTGAGGTCCAGACGTAGGGAAGCAGGAGTCAAAGTCATGGCTCAGATGTCGAAGGCGTCAGAGTCGAGGGAGAAGCCGTCTGCCCAAATGGAATCGCGGCGCTTGCGCTTAAACGGTTTGATGCGGTTAGGTCCCCAAACTCCGATCTCGGTGCGCAAACGCTGTAGCTCTGCTCGCGTGCGCTTTAAGGATTTTTTGACGTCAGCATTGCGTGCTTTTGAAACTTGCATCTGAGCTTCTAACGCTGGGTTATTACCACGCGCCAGCGACTCTAGTTCATTCAGACGACCGCGATCTGCTGCTTTGAGTAGGTCGCTTGCTGTTCCAGGCTTATTGACAGCACCTGGTTTTGGTGCACGCATGTTCCCAAGATTAAAGGGTACGGTAGGTTTGCTTCCTCTGTTTTGCCTTCTGTTGACTAAAGCAGCTGCGCCCACCCCAGCTCCAACGGCCAAAGTAGTAACGCCTAAAGCTTTTAACTTGTTTTTATTAGACGCCTTAGGGCGTTTTCCATAGCGTGCTTCCCATGTCTTATTGGCTGCTTTAAGTCGGCCTATTGGGCCTTTGTTACCTTTTTTCGGCTTGACTTTGGTAGCAGGCCCTTTGGTGCATTTTTCGCCCTCGGAGATGGCACCTTTGCCACACTTGAGGTCGAAGCGCTCTGCGGAGTCCAACCGAGAGCGGATGTAAGCCGTGCTGCGATCCTGAATGCCGAGCTCGCAGGCGTCGAGGTATTCGATGGGGGTCAGCGAATCGCGGCGCTTGCGCATGTAGCTGCAATTGCCGTCGCA